CAACGGTAAACTAATGTCGCACTGGGAGATAATGGCAGCAACTGCTCACTCCCTAGTAAGATTGCTAGTGATCGCCTCATGCAACTCGCACTTGCCGAGGATGCCGATCTCGTGAAAGAGGTTATTGACGAGAGAAATCGCCTCCAAGCTGGCATGGCACGTGCGCTTAGCGGAGATCATAACACCATGCTGGAGGGAAATGAGTGATGAGTGATAAGCTGATCGATCCACGCTTGGGGGATTGGATCCAGCTTGATCCTCACCCGGATTGTATCCGAGCTGAAGAAGCCATTAAACGGTGCTGTGAGTATTACAAGATACCACCTCTAGGGGGCCCCTCAGGAATTGGTTGGAGCTACCACTCAGCCATCCAAACCTGTCCTAGAAAGTTTTATTACAACAGTCTTCCTATAGATGGGAATGACTTTTTAAGTGTCAATGAGTACTTCGAGGTAGGCTCCTTTGTTCACTTTCTTCTAGCAATATATTACGCAAAGAGAGCGAAACGGGGAATATTTCTAAACCACCAGTTCCACAGGAATGTTGATGGTCTTCCTAGCCCAGAGGGGGTAAGAGATTTCCTGTTCGCCGAAAACGTCAATGTGGCTTTGCTGGAGGAATCCTGGGGCTATTTTGAGGGCTATCAAGATCACTACTTCCGTGAAGATTGGTTGATGCCACTAGCGGTGGAATTTCGAAAAGAGATTGTTGATGAGAATGGGGAGCCATTCTACTCCTGTCGGTACGATTTAATTGCAAAGATCATAGAACCTAATGATCTATCACTTCCTGCTGGAACCTATTGGGTTGACCACAAAACTGCTAGTCGGCTGGATAACGTTGGGATGGACTATTGGATCCACACTGGAGAAGTAAATGGTCAAATGCTTTGCTGGTCAGGACTAGATAAAAAGTTTGGAGAACTACGGGGTAGTATTATTAACATCATTGGCAAGCAGAAAGATCAGAAATTTCATCGTACTCCAATTCCTGTCCAAGATCATTTGACTGAACGGTTTCGAGATGATATTAAATACTGGAAGAGTCAGATCAAGGAACATGAGCAGCTTAAGACTTGGCCCAGGGCAGAAGCTAACTGCATTGGGCGCTACGGTCCATGTGATCATTATTTGAAATGCTGGTGAAAGGAGGCTTATAATGCAACCAATGAGATCGTTGTGGTTAGTCTCGTTCGTGTCCGGTGAGGTGCTATCGGTGAGCTTGGTCATCGCGGTGGATCTTGACCAGGCGGTTGCCATGTTTCGACTGAAATCTGCTTGGAGGGAATGTCATATTTTGTCCGTTGAGCGTGGTTCCCAAGTTGAAGTTCTCTGCGATGATAAATCACTATTTACTATGTATCGTTGTAACTCTCACTATGGAATCATTCGATGTGAGCTTGATATGGGTCATAAGTTCGAGCATATGATAGCAGTGGATGGGTTTGGACTCCGGCGGACATGGGCTTGATATATCACTTTGGAAAGGAACAATAAATTATGATGACGTCAAAAGAGATTGAAGACAAGATCATTGCGAGACTGGTGGATGGCACAGGGCGAGCAATGGACTCAAAAATGTGTCGATATAGAGACGAGAGGGACAGAAAGTGTGCCGTTGGTTGTTTGATCCCGGAAGAACTCTACGATCCTAATATGGAGGGCATCCTGCTTAGTCATTTGGAGATCACTGGAGATATCTGGTGTGGTGGCTCACCATTCATATACTCAGGTTGCTCTTCTTCTACCGTCCTAGCAAGAGTTCTCAACAGTGCCGGACTCCCGGCAACAAAGAGGGTACGTGACATGTTAACCGAGTGGCAATGTCGCCACGATTCAGCACAGAATTGGGAGGGTGACACATATATTGGTCCTTTGGATCGGATCATGTCATGATAGTCCTGGTTGGTTGTACTTTATGGATCTCTCATCCCCCGCATAGTTTAGTTTGGTAAAACAGACATAAGTGATTCTAGATCTATCTTATGGAAGAGCCCAGTTCAATTCTGGGGGTGGGGGGCTAAAATAGTAATTATATGGACATCCTACGAGTTCCAATAGTTGTACAAGAACATGAATATGATTGTGGCCCAGCCTCTTTGAAATCAGTACTGAGCTATCATGGTAGAAACTGTTCGGTAGAAGACCTGTGCAAGTTAGCTGGAACGTCTACCGACGGAGGAACTGACCATGATGGGATGGTTAAAGCTGTTATAGCTGTAGGGCATGATGTTTGGGCTGAATCAAGTAGCCACCAAGGCCTAGAATGCGTTCGCTGGTTTCTTAATCAACATTATCCAGTTATTGTTGGTTGGTGGTTAGGTAGAACTGTAGATTGGTTTGAGGATCCTCTTGACCGCTGGTACTATTCTCGGTACTGTTCTAAAGATTTAGAAGAAAGAAAGAGACTAGACTCTGGGCACTACTCTGTTGTAGTAGCCATGGATGAGTCAACAGTAACTCTTATGGATCCATTAGATAGTAGAGATTTTATCAAACTATCGCTGGAAGACTTTCGCTCCAGGTGGTTTGATACAGATGAAGACGATTACCATCGAGTGGATTGCTGGTACCTAGTGGTTGGAAAATTCTAGCGGGCTCACTTCCGCTTGACTCGTGTAGGTGGAGGTGCTACTCTCTCCCACATGAGGATCGAGCTGAACCGGGGAGGCCCGGATAAATTCACGAGGGGCACGTTCCTGGTCTATGGAGGCCTTGGGAGCGGAAAGACTCGATGGGCGGCGACCACGCCTCGTCCTCTGTTCCTTTCAGAGGTAACGGAGGAAGGTTGGAAGACCATCGAGGGTATGAACCCTGAGCTGTTCTATGACCCAAAAGTATCACCTGCTGTTGAGGGTGTTACTTCTTCAGAAGAAATGGTATCGCTGATTAAGAAGTATACTCCAGCGGTTCAAAAGGGTGAATTTAAGACATTAATCGTAGACTCTCTAACCTTCTACGGTGAGAGTTACCTAGATAAGCTGTCTAGATCAGCTTCTTACAAAGATGCTAGACAGCTCTATCAAGCTTTCTACAGTCACATTTACTTCCTTATGGTGGAGATCCATAAACTCCCCTGTAACGTAGTATGGCTATGCTCAATTAAGGATCCAGAGAAGCCTGGAACCGATGGGGGACCAATGCTCCCGGGCAAGGCGGGAAGAATTGCTCCGTCAGCATGCAGCTATCTTCTGTATGCCAGAACGTTTGAGCATGATCCCGATGAGGGTGAGGTTTGGGAAATGCACACGAAGCGTTGTGGTTGGTATCCAGCTCGCTCTCGTGGGGCACCAAAAGATGTAGAGTCTCCATTGTCTGAGATCTCCTTTAGAGGGTTCCTGAAGGCAATGAAGAAGCAGTATATTGGTTAGCTTAACTTTTTTTAATGTCTTTTCAGTGGGTTTTTATCGATTATTACTAAAAAACAGACAACTAACTAACTAGAAAAGGAAAGAGAGAAACAATTTGTCTACTGACGTGTTTATTCCACTCGAAGAGTTCGATCTGGATAACGAGGAACTTGAGTCTTGGGATGGTGCATCAGGCGCTATAAATCCACCCACTCCGGGTGAATATCTGCTCCGGATCACTGATATGGGCTATGAGCCCCGCGATAACGGTCATACCGTTTTCGTGGAGACTTCTGAGGTCGTAAAGGCTTTTAAGGATGGTCGCCTGGTCGATACTTCCGAAGTCGGTAAGACCGTAAAGCAGTGGCGTACCCTAACTGCAAAGAAGGGTTCGCGGGCTCGGTTCAAGAACTTCATGGCCGCTACGGGCGTTAAGCTGAATCGTGGTGGTGTTCAAGCTGGTGACTTCTCGGGCAGGCAGTATATTGCTCGGGTTGATCTAGAGCCGTACACGAAGTTCAACAACTCAGGCGAGGAGGTTACGTATATGAACCCCCGCGTTACGAATGAGCGTCCTGCTGCTCGGGTAAGCTAAAAGCGAGGAGGAAAAAGAGGAGGTTTATGGGAGTTTATCCTCAGATGAAAACTCCCACTTTTTATCCCGTCAAGGAAGCCATTGTGGTTCGAGACCACACCGGGATACTATAACTCTCCTACATATTCCCTGGAAAAAGAGGGGCTAAAAATAGATGCGAAGTCCCATAGTATAACTATCAATAGTTGATGGATTCGCTTCCTTGGGAATTTTAAACAATTTAAAGAAAGGAGAGCACCCACCGGGCTGAAAAATACTTCTATGCAAAAATCTGACACGTTGAGGCATAGAGGAGTATGTAGGAGAGCCTTTTTTATATGATCGAGAACCCAATAGCTGTTGAGTTGGAGAAGTACTTAATCTCTGAATTTGAGAGTAAAGATCTTCCAGATCTGTCTGACCCAGATCAAAGGATCCTGTTTGCCACTAAGCTTGCTAGGAATATAGTGGAGAACATAGTAGTCGATCTTGAAGATGAACTCAATGATGAAATAGATAAGCTCAATGATGAAATAGATAAGCTCAATGATGAAATAGGTGATCTCTACCATAAAATAGATAGTCTTCAAAGTGGTTGATAGGATAGTGTGGGAATAGTTAGAGGTACAGTAGAGGGGGCGAACTGCATAGAATGCCCCTTTGCGTATAACGGCCAACCATCTGGCCCCGTACCGGGAGAGGGTCCAGGGGATCCAACAATTCTAGTAGTAGGGGAGGGCCCTGGGGTGGACGAGCGGAAGGCTGGGAGGCCCTTTGTAGGGAAATCTGGGAGACTTTTAAATGATATCCTCAAGATTGCTGGTGCACCTAGGGATACTGTATACTGCACAAATGCTACCTTGTGCTTACCATCATATAATGCTACGGACAAGGCGAAGGAAAAGGCTGCGAAGTGTTGTAAGCCTAGACTGGCGAAGGAGCTGTCTCAGTTCCCGGGGAAGCCAATTCTGGCCCTAGGAAATGTCTCTGCACAGATTCTTGCTCCTTCCAAATTCTCTATCTCAGATCGAGTAGGCACCTACTCTATTATCAACATTGATGGGACGGGGGATCGTTACGTAATCCCGTCCTTTCATCCCGCTTTCATTCTTCATAGTGAGGGTGAGCAGGATCTTCAGTACTACGCGATTGCCTACGATGCTGCGAAAGTGATTCGGCTCGCTAGGGGGGAAGTTACTGTAGAGGAGCCAAAGATTGAAACTGAGAAGGAATCCCCGGAGCGGGCAGCGGAACTAGTTCGAGGGATATTGGGGGAGGCAAAGAGGACCGGAGTCCTGGGGCTAGATACTGAGACTACTGGGAAGATCCGGGACATTGTAGATATTGATGGAAAGACTGTTAGTCACCAACATGACGCGAGAGAAGCCGCCATGTGTGATATTAATGCTATTGGTCTTGCTACGGAAGAGAGGGCGATCTGTGTTCCTTGGGTACTAATGTCTACAGAGAGCAAGGAGCTTCTTAAGGAAGCTCTTTTAGATGAGACAATTATCATAGTACTTCACAATTCTTTGTATGATCGCCCGGTTCTTCACTGGCACGGTTTTGAGATTAAGGCAGAAATTGTTGATACGATGCTCCTTCACCATGCTGCCTTTCCTGGATTATCTCACAAGCTTCAGAGGGTAGCGTCTCAGTTCTTCCTTGTAAAAAGTTGGAAGAGCGAGTACAGAGCTAAGAAGGATCAAGATCTTGGGCATCATCTTGAGTATTGTGGGAAGGACACGCTCTTTACTACTAAGCTCCGGGGGCCGCTTCTTAAGTGTATTAAAGGTAAAGCCGAGAGAGTTGCTGAGGTAGATCGGAGGATGGCAGAGATAGCATTCAAGATGCATGTAAGGGGAATTCCTGTCTCTCGCAAGATCAATAGGGAGTTGGGGGAAAGGCTCCTTCCTACTATAAATGAGAAAAAGTCCCGTCTCATGCACTTCTTTGATGATCCTGACAAGCGAGAGATCTTCATAGAACGGCTCGCTATGGAGATGGCAAAGATGAAGAGGGACAGCAAATCATGGACTGATCCTGATCAATATCAAGAACGGGTAGAACTTAGGAAAGAGGAGATCACAAAGGAGTTTGAGAAGAAGAAATTCAAGTTCTCTCCAGGATACTTCCAACACGTAAGCTCATATCTACTGGCTTGTGGGATACCTCTTAAGAAATTGACTAAGAAGGGAGGAATCTCCACTGATAGGGAGGTTCTGGAAGGCTTTGGACATGTTTCCGAGGTGCGGGACATCTTAGATTATCGATCCGTGGAGAAGCTATATGGTACCTTTATAAAACCGATCCCAACCTTTCTCGATGAAAATGATTTTCTCCACCCCAACTGGAAGGTTAACAAGAATACGGGACGATGGTCCGCAGATCGGCCTCCCTGTCAGAACATAACAGAGGGAGAGGAAAGTGAGGGGATTCCGAATATCCGCACCCAGTATGAAGCTCCAGATGGTTATGTATTCGTGGGGGCTGATAAGGACAAGTTCGAGCTTCGGATCATTGCCATGTACTCCAGGGATCCATATATGCTGAGTGCTATAAATGATGGTGTTGATGTTCACTCTGAAATAGCATCACTAGCTCTACCAGGCTTTGATCAACTTGAGGGTGATAGTAGAAAGAATGCTAGAAAGCTAGCAAAGAATGTGGAATATGGTTGGTTCTATAAGGCACAACCAATAACGATATTAAGAACTATCCATCAAGATAGAAAGTTCTCACATGTTAAGTTAGCTGATGTCTTTGAGATGGTGAAGATCTTAGAAAGGAAGTTCACTGGGGTGAAAGCCTGGCATAATCATCTATTCAAACAGGTGGCAGTAAAGAAGGAACTAAAGATTAGTATTGATGGTAGGTTCTGGAAATTCCCTCTTGGGATTACAGATCCAAATTTGATCGTCAACTGGGGGGTGCAATCTTTCGCGGCAAGCGATTTCAATGAGGGTTTTGATACCTTGGATCGTAGGCTTGTCTCTGAAATTGGTGGCCCAGAGGAGGCCATTCCTGTTATCCAGCTTCACGATGGCGGCTATGTGCTATGTAGGGAAAAGTATGCTAACGTAGTAGCTAAGATGACTGAGGAGAGTCTCACCACGGATCACTGTCACGAGGGGCAATGGATGCACTTCCCGGCGAAAGCAAAAATTGGAAAATCGTGGGCAGAGGTGAGTTAAGAGAATGAAACTGCTAGTTTTAGATTTGGAAACGTCTGATCTCAAGCCAGAGGTTGGAGACATTTTGGAAATTGGTGCTGCGGTCTATGACACGTCAGCCGATGATGTTCTCTGGGCATATGGGACCTTACTTTATTCAGAGAAGCCCAATACTGGAGAGTTCGTTAATAAGATATCTCAACGAGCGCTAGGGGAGTCTAAAGTACTTATGGGAGAGAATGATCCCATGGGACCGATCAAGACTATTCTGTCCTCTGGAGAAATTATAGCAATTGTTGCTCACAACGGGGAGACTTTCGATCGTCCTTGGCTTGAAAAGAAGTTTGGAGTGATTATCAACCCTAAAACTAAAGAGCGTGTCCCATGGATCGACTCCTGTGGTGATATAGAATACCCTAACACCAATGGTTCTATGAAGCTTTTGCATTTGGCAGTGGATCATGGGATCCCGGTTGGTATCATGCATAGAGCCCTTTCCGACGTACTTTTAACTATAGAACTTCTCCGGAAAGTTTCAGATCTAGATTCTCAACTCCAGATAGCCCTAAGCCCACGTGCTCTATTTGAGGCTCTGGTATCATTTGAACGGAAGGATGTAGCTAAGAATCTCGGATGGCGGTGGGCCCCAAAAGAAAGACGTTGGATCAAGAAGCTTCCGCTAGACACCCCCTTGGAACCAACCTCAGAAAGACCATTTAGGATCAGGAGGATTTGAAAAGTGTTAGAATCGTCGTGTGTAAGTGGGCTTCCTAGTAATGTTTCTGACGCCAAGAAACTAGTATATAGGCTCGTTGATAGTGAGTGGTTTCCAGAGAAGGAACTAGGTGCAGATTGTTTTGGAACCGTATTTCAAACATTTGATCCTGAAGTAGTAGTTAAGTTCACAGGAGATTGGCAAGAACTCGATTTAGTTAAACGGTTTAGAAGAATGAGGAAGAACCCACCACCAGGGATCGTGGAGATATATAAATATAAGGTGCTACTCCCCTACAAACCATTAGTCGTGATCTGGAAAGAGTATGCTAAGATGCCAAGAGTTCCTGCTAAGTTAAGTGATCTGATGGAAGAGTATTGTAACGGAATGCCTATCTCTTCTACTAATGGGATGTCAAAGTATAAACAGTACCGACCGCTAGCTAAGACGCTTAGATATTTTTGGGATCGAGGAATCCATTTTACTGATCTCAGGGCAGGCAATGTTGGCCTCGTCAAACGGCGTGGAAATTGGGTATGGTCCGTGGTAGACTTCGGTGCATGGGAGCCAGTATAAAGCAATGAGAGCCCTAGTAAAAGTACTGTTAGTGCTGGGATTCCTTTTAGGGTGCCAGGCGGAAATTAGGACTAGTAAGAGACCTGATAGACCGTTCTATTGTCTATATGAATATACTCAGGAACAAAGTAGTGGAATTTACTATAGGCTTGGAAATGCAGAATGCTTTGAGTATTATGGAGAGTGTGTAGAGAGCAGGCTTGTATTTCTTAATACTTTTGGTCTAGCGCAAGGAGAGGGGTGGTCCTTTGAGGCTTATTGTGATCTTCAATACTATATGGTTTGTTTTTTTAACGCTGGTGAGGGAAGAGAGTCCTGCTGGGGCTCCTGGTATATGTGTGAACTAGAAAGTAGCTTACAAAGTGTAGGACCTTCAGACTGCTATCTTATACAGGAGTAAGAAAAAAGATGTGGAAAACATTAGTATTTGATTTCGCTAAGGGAGATCTTATAAAGTCCCATCTTGTAACAGAAACTCTCTACAAGCAGCTTCGAGAGGATTTAGAGTCTAGAAGTGGTGTAGTCAAGCTCTCTGAGAACTATCCAAAGCCTGCCTTTTTTGAGGTCTTTGGTGGCATGTGCTTTGTAGAAATGCCAAAGGAGGTTTTCAACATTAATGGTAATGTTCTTGAGGTACCATCTAATAATGTTGGTGCTCTATGTGGAATATTAGAGTCTTATCAGGAGAGGACTTTCAAGGATGGATCTAAGTATTACAAGATCCATGGACCTTACTGGTGTTTGGTTCTTACTCCAGAGGAGAAGAATCTTTTACAACAACAATGTAATGCTATTTGTGAGCAAGCAGAAGAAAGAGCAAGTGAATTCGTTGAACAATGGAAACGCAGATTTGGAAATGACGCTAAAGGCAATGACAGCCTCCCTAACTAAGATTCTAAGCCGTCCGGGAGTCTATGAACTCCTGGAGCGCTCAGAGGTCCAAGCTGCCATGGCAGCCGAGACTAGAGGACGGGATCTCCTTGGAGGGGCATTCGATCCTGATTTCTTGATTCCGGTCCCAGATGATGTTATAGTCCTGGAGAGGGGCCGTTTCAACAGTTACTGTTTCTACCGGCCGGAAACACGAAGATGAATACCCGACTTTCTATAGCAGAAGATCTTGCTAAGATCGCTAACGATCTTGGGGTTGAAGATATGGAGGTTCTCTTGGAGGTAGCGAAGGGGTTAGATGAGGGTAGAAAGAAATATGGTCCTTTTGATCTCTATAATGATGAGCGGGATATGGTGAAGGAAGCATTGGAGGAATCTCGTGATCTAGCTGTATATATCGCTGCTAAACTGATCCAGGTACGGAGGCTTAGTGGATAGTAAACCTTGGAACGAAGTTAAAGAACTAGTCATCGATGCAGTTAAGCACTCGGTGATTATCGAGGAGGCGCTAGGACGAATTTCCGGTATTCGTGGGAAGTCTACTAGCTATGATTCTCTACAAAAGGCATGGCAGCAATTCCAGAAGGAGGATCCCAAACTTCCTACTTTGAATGAATCCCTGGACACTCCTAAGCATTCCCCAGATGTAGAGTTGACTCTCCAGAAGATGCATCAAGAGGTTCTAGATGCAAGAAAGGCAAAGAAGGAAATTCTAAAGGAGCTGGAACAATCGAATGTACGGCTTGACCTAGCGTTGGCGATTTCAGATACCAAGGCGTTGAATCCACCGAAGATTATAAAGTCCGATCCTAAGATGAGAGAAGTTACGGCCGTGGCCTTGGCATCAGATTGGCATGTCGAGGAAATTGTGGATCCTAAAACTGTCAATGGAAAGAATGAATACAATCCAGATATTTCTCGTGAACGTGCTACGAAATTCTTTGAGAGTATTAGGTGGCTAATAGAGCATCACTCCAAGGGATATAATCTGAAGAATTTAATTCTTTGGTTTGGTGGGGATATGATCACTGGGTATATACATGAAGAGTTTTTGGAGACAAATGCTATGTCTCCTACTCAAGCATGTATGTTATTCCAAGAATACGCAATTAGTGGTATAGATTTCCTACTAGCCAATACGAAACTAGATAAAATATATATCCCCTGCTCATTCGGAAATCACGGACGAACTTCTACTAAGAGACGTATACAAACTGGTGCAACTAATAGTTTTGAGTGGCTGTCTTATCATTCTCTACGGCAACACTATAAAGCTGAAAAGAGATTAGAGTTTATTATAGCTGATGGTCCACATATATATATGGATGTATATGGACATATAATTAGATTCCACCACGGAGATGATGTAAATTATGGTGGTGGTGTGGGCGGAATTGCTGTTCCTTTAAGAAAGGCTATAGATTCCTGGTCAGATTATAAAAAGGCCGACTTGACAGTTATCGGTCACTACCATTCACTTAGTTTTGGTAAGGATTATATCACGAATGGCTCATTAATTGGTTATAACAGTTTTGCGTTACATATCAAGGCTAGATATGAGCCACCACAGCAAGCATTCTTTTTAATTGATAGTGAGAGGGGTAAGTGTGTTCAGGTACCTATTTGGGTTGATTGATGACAGAGCGCTGGGGGGCACGTAGATGGTCGGTTGGCTCCAGCGTCGCGTGGACGATGCCATCAAGCGGCTCGCTGCTAATGGATCGATCCGTGTCTACATCGACCGGCCGCACGACGTGCCCTGCGCGGCCTGCGGGGGCACCGGCCGCACCGAGCCAGTACACTATGAGAACATGCGCGCCAGTGGCGGTGGTGGTGATTTCGAGCAGCGTGTGATTGAGCGCCTCGCGAAGATGGCACAAGGGATCTGTCTCGCGTGCGATGGCACCGGTGTCAAGAGGATCAAGGAAAATGGCAGCCTATAAAGATATCTGCCCTGTCTGTGGAGGAGAATATGAGAATTATGATGCTGCTTATAGGAATTTCTGTAGTGTTGCATGCCAGTTTGCTCCATGTGAAAAAGAGTGTGAACACGGTTATGAGGTTGACTACTGTGTAACTTGTGAGGAGGATTATGAGGAAAACAGTACTACTTAGTATAGTGTTTCTACTTTCTTGCTCTCCCAAGTATAGTTTACGTGGGATTCGGTATAATACTATTGAAGTTCCTGGACAGGATCAGGCAATTAATATTGCCAAGCGTCATGCTGAGGAGACCGCAAGGGATACACTTGAGATGACTCTTCCCGGGATACGCTGGGTGGAGCCGGTACAGGGTGATAAGGAGTGTGTAGGTATTAAGTATCAAGGTAGATGCTATGGTGGAATCACCTTTGGATGTTCTGAGATATATGTAGTGCGATATAGTTATATATCAACATCCTCTCTAGTCCATGAATTATTCCATTGTTATTACTTCCATCTATACGGGGATGTAGATCCAATACATCTAGACGAAGATTGGTGGTACTCTGCTGAGATGGCCAATAATGAAGTAAGGGTTAGGGGACTATGAGATATCTACCTCTATTACTTCTATCAGGTTGCTTCTTTACCAGTCACTATGATCATGGTATAGAAGTAGCCTGGTATGAAGTTCCTAATCAGGATATTGGTATAGAGATCGTAGAAGATTACGCCGAAATAGAAAGTGGGATTAATCTAGATCTTAACTCTGTTACAAATGTTTATTGGACCACGACTCTTTGTTGGTCAGAGGATGCTCAGGCATATAAGACTGCGGTTATCTATAGAGATATCTGCTACAATGGTCTTACATTCGATGTAGATGAGGTCTATGTAGCTTGGAGAGGGAGTATGGGAGAAAGTGCCTTTGCTCATGAGCTAGGCCATGCTTATAGAATTGATCTTGGGTGGGATCCAGATGGACAGCATTTAGACATCTCATGGTGGGAGGCAATGGATGCTGCCGCTTTCGAGCTAAGGTTGGAGGGACTGTGAAGTGGGTAACAAGAGAAGATGTTCTAACAAAAGAAGATATAGAGCTTCTAAAGGAGTATGGGTGTAGTTACCCGCCTTCATCTCAAGATATCATCAAGATAATTCGTCGGTTTGAGGATGGCTCATCATTTAAGATTCCTCCCTCTGGAAGTCCATGGGTTCAATCGTACACGGGAAAGAAGATATCGCTTCTGTCGCCGCAGCCCGAGGACTTTGACTTGGAGTCAATAGCCATAGGCGTAAGTCGGGAGTTCCGTTTTGGAAATCAGAGTAGTTTAGAATATACTGTTGCTCAGCATTCATACTATGTTAGTACTCTTTGTAAGAACTATCCACTAGAGGGACTATTTCATGATGCTGCCGAAGGTTTTATTCGTGACATTCCAAGTCCTTTGAAAAAGCTATTACCCACATATGCTGCTATAGAGAAACTATTCTATGAGGCAATAGCAGACAGATTTAACCTGGAGAAGAAGCTTCCAGAAGAAGTTATAAAGGCTGATAAGATACTCGTGGCTACGGAATGTTTACAATTAATGCTAAAACCATTAGAGATGTGGAGTATCGAGGAGAATCCTATAGATATTAATCTAATTCCACCATGGGATACTAAAACTTCTGTAGGAATGTTTAAGAAACGATACTATGAGTTAACAGTATGATAGAAACTACCGACAGGGCATACCATGGTGACGTGATCGTTGGGTATTTGGATAGTTTGGAAAAATAGGTGGCTCTAACTCTTCTCCGGTTGCCTCTGCTCCTACTAGGTGGTATCCTTGGAGTTATGACGGAAATCTTTGACTATATTCTTGGTTGGAAGAATAGGGGACCGAAGTGAGCGGGGAGAACCATGGCCCGAAGTAATAAAGCGAAGAAAGAGGAGAAGGAAAAGAAGAAGTTGGAAATCCCTAAAGGTTTTCCAAAGGAGCTGACCCTTTTCTCTCAGAAGTGGAAAGTGAATTATGTCACTCAGGTGGATAAGTCAGAGTGGTTGTTAGGTTCTTCTTCTGCCCTTGATCGGGAGATACGGATTGACTTAGAGCAGGCTAGGGAATCTATGGTGGAGGTTCTAGTCCATGAGATCGCCCATAGTTACTTTGCTCATGTCCCAGGGGACTTAAACCCGGAACTAGAAGAGATGATGGCTCAGTTATTCGGTGTATTCTTCTTAGATCTGGTTAGGAACTCCCCACCATTTTGGGAAGAGCCGTGAACATCATTCTTGAAGAAGAGTTTAGTGATCAAGAACTAGAACTTATTCGTGAAATGGCTGAATATGCTCTGGATAGAGATAGCTACGCCAGAGAGGATGATGAAGAGAAATTGGAGACACTGATCTCCATTCTAAAGAAGACTGGATCCGATCTAATTAGATCGGACGAAGATGACGAGGAAGAAGAGGAGGAACCTTGGTGGACCGAGTAGAACTTACTATTAGATCTAGCTACCTTCCTAATTGGGGAATTGGTGAGGGGTTAAGAGAACTGATTCAGAACGCCAAAGACGCGGAAACCGAGTTCAATGCCCCAATGCGGTTCTGGCACGATGAGGAAACTGGGACCCTCTATATTGAAAATCAGGGATCAGTAATCCCCAGGCAGGCACTCCTTCTCGGTTTCACTACTAAAGAGGATCGGGAGGATCTCATTGGTCAATTTGGGGAGGGCCTGAAGCTTGGAATCTTGGCAATCGTCAGGGCTGGGTATCCGTGTACGGTGAGAACAGGCCCTGAACTCTGGGAGCCAGAAATTCTCCCATCTAAGGAATTCGGGGAGAACGTTCTCACGTTTAAAATATCCAATGGTCTAGAGAGTGAGAAAGTAGTAAGGTATGAGATTGGGAGAATTTCAAAGGATCTCTGGGAGGAAGTACAGAAGAAGTTCTTGTTTCTCCAAAAAGATGTAAAGAAAATAGAGACTGCTGCTGGAGATATTCTTCTTAATCGGCAGGGACAGATTTATGTTAAGGGAATTCTTGTACAGGTTGCAGATAGTACTGATAAACTAGTCTATGGGTATAATCTCCTTAGGGTTGATACAGATAGAGATCGTAAGATGGTCTCTACATATGCGCTTGGTTGGGAAACTGTCAGTGCTTGGGTAAACGCACTATGGGTAGTAGATGATACTCTTAGTGCTGAGTTGATTAAAATCTTCTATATTCTAGCCAAGAGTGGTATGGACGATTTAGCTAAATTGGAGTATAGTGTAAATCAATTTAAACCAATGGTTAGCAAGGAAGTTTTAAGGCTCTTCCAGGAAGAGTTTGGGAACAATGCGATCCCAGTAGCAAACCAAGATGAGGCAAAAGCCATATCTTTCTTGGGACGGAGGGGAGTTATCACGGCTCCTCCACTAAGACATCTTGTTCTTCATGAACTTGGTGGAACTCTAGAAGATGTGAAACGTAGAATATTAAGTGAGGTTATTAGGGAGTATACTTGGGATGATCTTAGAGATCATGAGAAGAAGTATCTCGTCAAGATCGTTTCTCTTGTAAATAGATACTCTTCGGTAGATATTTCTGAGATTGATATATGTAAATTCAGGTCAGATAGTTTTAAGGGGCAGTTCCTTGGGGATCGCATAAGACTAGCACGATCAACGCTGGGGAATCCAATTGAGGGACTCTGCACGTTGATTCACGAGGTAGCTCACCGTAAAGGTCATGATGGGGAGCATGAACACGTTCTTGCTATGGAACAGCTCTGGTCTAGTATATCTGATGATTTTATTGCTTGGGATTGAAAAACTATGTGGAAGATATCTGGAGAGAATATAATCTTTGAGAGTAATTGGGTAGTAGCAGAGATCTATCCTGTGGATGATGTATGGATAGCATATGTGACTGGTGAGCCATCCTATCAGGAAAGAAAGTTTAAGTCTGAAAAGGCAGCTAAGGTGTATGTTGTTAAAGCGGGGACTAAATATATAAACAAGAAGATCGAAAGTTTAGAGAAAGCGAAGAAAGCTCTTGCGAGATAAGAAAGAAATTGTAAAAGGCTCTTGAAGAACAATACTCTTTTGAGAAGTTCAAGAAACGTTTTCCTTCCATGACTAGTAATGTGTATTGTGGTTTTTCCTGTCCTCCCGGCTGGGGACCACTTGTGTGGAAACTCTGTGAGCTATTAGAGAAGTGAGGGTATAGAGATTGCTCAGGTGAAAGAAAAGTTCGCCTCATTGAGATTCTATATTGGTTCAGTTCCTACAGAGGCTTTTGATGAGATTTATGATACTATTGGGTTCTTTGAAAATATGTCGGGATATGTTTGTGAAGAGTGTGGGACAACTGTAAATGTTACTAGAGAAGGAAAAGGGTGGCTTCTGACCCTTTGTAAAGAGTGTAGAGCAGGTCGAGAGATCGAGGGAACATGACACTTCTTTGGATAGTTTTTGTGATCCTGATAACATTGATTATTATTAGATGCACCTCAGATAAAGGAGAAGACGATGAACAGTAAAGAATTG